CATGCTAGATTCAGCCCAGAATACGGAAACCTGAATTGAAAAAGAAAAATTTAATTTAATTTAGGAGAAGACAGAATGTCTATCAATCTATCTAGTGCAGCTTCGGCCCAGTTTGACGCTGAAGTAAAGCACGCTTTCCAGACTGCTGGAAAACTCCGAGGTGCAGTTCGTTTAAGAACAGGTGTTGTAGGTGATACTTACAACTTCCGTACTATGGGGAAAGGCTTGGCTAACCAAAAAGCTAGTCAAACAGACGTAACACCAATGGACATCGCACACGCTAAAGTTCCAGCAACTCTACAAAATTGGGTAGCTGGTGAATACACTGACGTGTTTGATGCTCAAGAAGTAAACTTTGATGAGCGTAGAGAACTTGCAGAGACTATTGCTGGAGCAATGGGTCGTAGAGCTGACCAACTAATCGTTGATGCTCTTTCAGCTGGTTCAACAATTGCTCATGGTTCTGCTGGACTTACAGTAGCTAAGCTAACAACAGCTTCTAAGACGTTAAATGATAACGGAGTTCCAGCAACTGACCGTATTCTTTTAACTTCAGCTGAAGGTATTGAAGACTTGCTAGGTGAAGAGAAAGCTACATCAGCAGACTATGCAACACTTCGTGCATTGATGTCAGGTGAAATCAACACGTTCATGGGCTTTAACGTCATCATGATGGAAACTCGTGCTGAAGGTGGTCTAGCGAAGTCAGGTACAACTCGTGACTGTTTCGCTTTCCACAAGTCATCTATTGGCTGTGCAATCGGTCTTGATATTTCTACGGAAGTTAACTACATTCCTGAGAAAACATCATGGCTTTCTTTAGGCAAATACAAAGCTGGTGCTGTCACTATTGACACTGCTGGTATTGTAAAAGTCGAAATTACTGAATAAAGGAGTATATACATGGCTTTTGATAAAAGTAAATTCGCAAGAATGACAACATCAGCAAACAGTGCAATCCCTGTAATGTGGGGTTACTCTACAACTGATGCAACAGCAGTAGTTGACTCAGCTGGTTACTTCAATGGAGTAGCTGGTGATGTACAAGTTGGCGATATAATTATGGCAAACACTTCAACAGGTGGTACGTTAGCAGCTGGATTTTATCTAGTATCTGCTAATGATGGAACTACAGTTGACGTCAATGACGCTTTAGTTGTAAACGCAACTGATACTGACTAAATAAGTTAAGCCCCTTCGGGGGCTTTTCTCCTTCATGTCAGCAGTTAAAAACTACACATCCATCGACCTAGCATCTAATGCGTTGCTACTTATCGGTGAAGAAACCATATCATCATTCACAGATGATTCAACAGCAGCTCTAGTGGCTGCAAATTTATATGAACCTACGTATGAAAGTTTACTAACGCTTCATCCTTGGAGATTTGCTTCAAGCAAAGCTACATTGTCCAGACTAACAGCTTCACCTGTTAATGAATGGGCCTACGCATATCAATTACCAGCTGACTTTCTAGTCGCTCAACATATTGATGATGCAAACGAGAAATACCAAATTTATGGTAGTAAGTTATATTCAGATAACACGTCAATTGTGCTTGATTACACATACAAACCAGACGAATCATTACTACCAGCATACTTTGCTGAGTTGCTCGAATATAGATTAGCGTCTGTGTTTGCTATTCCAATCACAGAGAGTGCAACAAAAGGGGAGTATTATGCGTCTTTGGCAGAAAAGCAACTTGCTAAATGTAAGACCATAGATTCGCAAATGTCTCCTTCTTCAGCACCAGCTGGCAACTCACCATTAATAAACGCTAGAGGATAAATGGCTAGAGTTAATATAGCTCAAACTCAATTTACATCAGGTGAGCTGGACCCTAGATTAGCAGCACGTCATGACTATGATGGTTATTACAAAGGTGCTGAGACTTTAGAGAATGTCATTTGCCTAGGTCAAGGTGGAGTTAAAAGAAGAGGGGGGATGAAATACATTGATACTCTTACTGATACTGCTGTGCGTTTTGTTACATTTGAATTTAACATCACACAGACATATTTGTTAGTTTTCGCTAATGCAAAAATGTATGTTTATAAAGATGGTGTAAAGCAAACAAATCTAAATGGCTCTGGTAATGATTACATAACAACACCATATAACGCAACACAGATTAGTGAGATAGGTGTTACGCAGTCAGCTGACACGCTTATTGTTTGTCATCATTCACATGCTCCTAGAAAAATTGTAAGAGGTGGTTCACATTCTACTTGGACTCTTTCAACAATTACGTTTTCATATTATCCTACATTTGATTTTAACGCAGACTATGACAGTGCTACCTTTGCTATAGGAGCTAACTGGAACTCAGTAGGCTCTGACGTTACTGTGACTTGTAACACAGCTTCAAAGATAACCTCAGACCATGTAGGTGGCATATTTGAAGGAAATAATGGTGTAATAAGAATTGAATCAGTTAATACTGGCTCAAGAACATTAACTGGTGAACTGTTAAAAGAGTTTACTAATAACAATACATTAGATGGAACAGACGTTAGTTTAGAAGAACCTGTATGGTCATCTACTCATGGTTATCCACAAACAGTGACATTCCATGAATCAAGATTATGGATGGGTAACTCAACAGCTAGACCTCAAACATTATGGGGTAGCGTTATTGGTGATTTCTTTAATTTTGACAGAGGTGTAGGTGGGGATGATGAATCAGTAGACATTACGCTTGATACTGACAGCGTTAATGCGATACATCATATTATTTCAGGAAGACACTTACAAGTCTTTACATCAGGTGGTGAATTCTATATTCCAGAGTCACCTATAAAACCATCAGCAGTTCGTATATCAAGACAAACTAGATTTGGAGTTTTACAAAAGGTCAAACCTATTAACGTAGATGGTGCGACTATGTTTATACAAAGGAACGGTAAGCAAGTGCGTGAATTTATCTTCACATACACTGAAGCGTCTTATGTCTCCTCTGAGGTGAACTTGCTTGCCCCTCACATAACTAATGCCCCAGTAGCTATGGCTAGTCAAACAGGAGATATAGATAACGAAGGAAACTATCTATACGTTGTAAATGGTGATGGAACTTTAGGAGTCTTTATTACAAACCGAGCTGAAAAAGTTATGGCTTGGACAAAATACACAACTGCTGGAGATATATTAGATGTTGCTGTAGTAGAAGACGTTGTCTATTTGTACGTTAAAAGAACAATTAATAGTTCAACAGTTTATCACGTTGAAGCCTTAGACAACAATCATTACACAGACGCATCAAAGCAAATAACACAATCAGCTTCAACAACAGTTTCAGGACTTGCTCATCTCAACGGTCAAGAATGTCGTGTAAGAGCTGATTCAGCAATTATGGCTAACGCTACACCTTCTGGTGGGTCAATTACACTTAGTAGAGCAGCAACAAATATTGAAGTTGGTTTAAATTATGATGTAACCATTAAGACTATGCCATCAGCTATAGGTTTACAAAGTGGACCAGTTAGCACAAAGAAAAGACGCATATCAAGAGTATCAGCTCAGCTTCATCAATCTAGTGGTTTAAAAATAAATGGCAAATCTGTACCTAATAAAAGTTTTGGTGCAAATGTTTTAGGTCAAGCACCAGAATCATTTACAGGTATTAAGACTTTGCCAGTGTTAGGTTATTCAAAGACAGCACAAGTCACAGTTACACAGACTGACCCACTGCCTTTGACATTGTTAGGTTTAACAGTTGAATTACAGGTGACAGGATAATGGGCGCAGCAATTGGAGCAATGGTACAAATAGCAGCAGCTAGTCAGGCTGCGAAAGCTAATCAACAAGCTGGACAAGACAGAGCAAGAGCATATAGAGAACAAGCAGAACAAGCAGAAAGTGCAGCAAAAGACAGAGAGCTTGAGCGTTTAGTAAGGCTAAGAAAAACATTGTCAGCACAGCGAGCATATTGGTCTGGTGCTGGTATAGATTTCACTTCAGGTTCTCCTACTACTGTGGCTTCAAGGTCTTATGAAACATTTGAGTTAGACCAAGGTGCAGATTTAATAAACACAAGGCAGCAAATACGTTCATTTAATAACTCTGCTGATGCTGCAATACGAATGGGAAACATTAAAGCTAAAGGTTCAATACTTGGTGGAGTAATGGGTGCAGCTAATACTTGGAATTCATAATGGCAATACCTGAATATCAAAGAACAATAGTTAGACAAGTACAACAAGCTGATACAGCATCAGCTCAAGTATGGGAAACGCTTGCTAATACACTAGATAACTTTGGTCAACAGGCTGGTGCTTTGTCACGAAACATTATGGCTAATGAAAAAGCTGAAGCAGCAGCAAAGAAAAAAGCTGATGATTTAGTTAAAAAGAATTACTTAGACAGTATGGAAGCTGACATTATTGAAGCTGCACATCAAGCGTCAGTAAATCATTCTAATGACTATGAAGCATACATAACTGAGTTTGATGCAAAAGCTGAAGTGTGGCTAAACGCAGAAGAACTTGAGTCAATGACAGGTGCTAAGCAATTATTAAATACAATGATTGAAAATAAGAGAGTTGAATATGGCAAAAAACCATATGAAGCTACTCAATTAAAAATCAAAGAAGATGGTATAGCTTTAGCTGAAAAAAATATTAAAACTGACATGGATAGTGCTATTCATGCCACAAATGATTACATTGGACAATTCTCAAACATTACTGTAGATGTTGAATCTGACCCTGAAGCTTTTAAACAGATGGAAGAGGTTAAACAAGAAGCTTTAAATCAATACTCAAAATTGGCAGCTAAGATAGAAGATTATGTAGTAATTAACGGTGTAGAAGTAGATAAAGCTTTAGAATTTGAAAAAAACATGCAAGATAAATATGTTACTGGTGTTATTAAAAATCAGATAGCAGATGACATTGCTAATGACAAAGGGTCAGAAACATTACAAGAATTTTATGAAAACCCTACTAAGTTTTTACGTAGTCGTGATTATTTAAGTGCTTTAGTTCCTGAAGGTATTGTTATCAGTGAAGAGCTTGCAGAAGACATATACGAAGAACTTAATAAATATTTAGGTGACGTACAAAAACAAACAGAAAAAAAAGAAAAACAAGAAGAAGAAGCTTTAAAAGCAGACCAATCACAAAACTTTGCTGCATACAAAGCTGGAATACAAACAGGTTCAGACATATCTTTATCTGAGTTAGAAGATGCTTGGCAGAACGGTGTGGTTGATGACACACAATACAATAATTTAGTAGAAGATATAGTTAACGAAACTTATTATGATGAAGACCAAGGAGTATTGTGGAATCTTCATCAAGAAATGATTAGTCCTTCAACTTCTTTAGCTCAAAAAACGCAATCTATTAGTGAAGCTTTAACAGAAAACTTAATTAAAGGTGAAACAGCTGCTACATTGCTAGGTAAAGCTAACTCATCTAGTAAAGTAACGTCATCTCCTTATTTCTCTCAAGCTAATAGCAATATTGCAAAAGCATTTGGTTTATCAGAGTCTGGCGATATTTTTTCTGATGGAATTACACAAGAAGACCTTGCTAATATGCGTTTTGCACAAGAAGAGTTATATCGTAGGGTAGAACGTGGTGAGAGTGCTATTGAAATACAAAATGAGATTATAGACAAATATCTCGATTTAGATAAAGCTGAAAAGCTACCCCTTGGAAGTATTGGTAACGATGACTTTGATACTGCTTACACAATGGACAATGGCTTTTATACCTATTGGATTGGTACACCATCAAAAGTTGACCAGAAAGCTACATTAGAAAAAATAGGTCGACATATCTTTGAAGAGGTATTTAGTGACGAACAGGCTAATAGGCTAATTTACGATTTACAAGTTTATGTCGATAGACAAGGTGTGCAATAATGCCTAATTATCAAGGACAAACTAGCAATCCAGTTACTGACTATACTCAGACTTTAGGTGATGCTAGAGATTATCAATTCTCTGTTCAAAGAGCTAAAGACTTACATCTTGCTTCTATGCCAGCTCAAGCTGAGCCAGAAATATCTCTGAATGTAAATGAGTTTGGCATTCCTGAAGATATGTCGTTGTCTACACCTAACATTACTGAAGAAAGTTTACAGGGTAAAGATGATAAATCATCAGTATTAGCTGATATGTATAACTCTGCTCCAGAGTGGATGCAAAAAGCTGCTACTCCGTTTCTTGTACCTTTTACTAATAATAAAGTTTTAAGAGGAATCACAATTGGTGCTGGTGATACTATTAACGGTACGCTTAATGTATTGCGTGACATTAATAACGCAATGCACCCTGATAATCAATTTAGTGAAGAAGAATGGTTACAAATACCTGACATTATTAAACGTGGTGATTCTACAACAGAAGCTATTGTAGGTGGTCTTACTCAGTTTATGAGTGTGTATGGTGCTTTAGGCAAATTTAGCAGTGTAAGCAAAATGTCAAGCAGAGGTGCTAAGTTATTTGATGATATGTGGAGAGCTGGTATAGCTGATGCTGCATTTGACCCTGAAGATGGTAATTTATCAACCTTCATTAATATGCTTGATGAAGATAAGACAGTTGCTGGTTTGCCAATTGGACAAATGAATGGTCCATTTACGCAGTGGTTAGGAACACCAGTAGGAGAAGATGCTGAAGCTTGGGAAAGGCTAGAAGGAAGAGCTAAAAATCTTTTGGAAGGTGCTGGCCTAGGTATGTTAGCAAACGGTGTTATAGCGAGCCTTAAAGGCCTGAAACAAATCATGGTCGAAACTAACCCTGACAAGTATTTTGCAATGCTTAAAAAGGCTGGCTTTGATGTAGACCCTAGGCAGTTCTTATTTGAGAATACATTAGGTGCAGAGAACGTACAAACTCCAAAACTTAACGAGTTAGGCATGTATTCACAGCTTGAGAAAGCAATGATTAACATGACACAAGACAAAAACAAGCCTGATGATTTATTACGTTATTTAAGAAAGAACGGTGTGACTAATGATGAGTTAAACAACTCTGGTGTCATGGACCTTATTGATGAAAAGAAAGCAGCTGGTGAAAGCTTAACAAAAGACGAAGTTATGGAAGTCTTCACTGACATGGATGTCACACAGTCTTATCAAGCTACAACAAGAACGTATGAAAGACCTTCTGACATTGACAGCATGACTGATGAAGAAGAATTGTTAGAAATTTTTCGTGCTGGTGGACACGGAGTACAAGGAGATAATGCTAACGGAAAAGTCCTAAGCTATGATGAAGTAGATGCGGAAATAGAATTTGAAAGAGACGAAATAATGCGTGATTTCGACAGTGGTAATTATGATGGTCGACAAGCTATGGAATTGCAAAATGCAATGAATAAGCTTTATCCAGAACTTTATCCACGAACTATGGCTGTAGACCCAAATAATACAGACAACTTTTTTGATAAATTAGCTACTATAAAAGGTGGTAATAATTACAAACCTGAACGTCATTCTAATCCTGATTTATTTAGACAGCACGTTGAAGAGGGTACTAGAGTTTTAGCAGAAGCTAAATATGATAGAGACCCAATATTTAAGTGGGATTTAACAGAAGGTAATTACAACTATGTTATTACTGGTAATGAAAGTGGGGGGTATGAAACAAAGATATTTAACGCTGCTGATGGAGCAAACATAGATGAATTAGATGTAGTTTACTCAGCTAACGAAGCTATGGTTCAAGTACAAGGACACCAAGCTAATTTTGGTTCTGGTGCAGTTCGTACTGGAGATGATACTAGGCACAGTAATCTTATTGTTCATACAGATGCTATAGATACTTATAAAGAAACAGTTATAACAGCAGACTCGCCATCAGGAACAATCTTTAAAGGTGGTAAAGCACATTTCCCTGAAGACAATAAAGTATTTCAT